TATAGGCACCGGAGCTAACGGCTCATTTGGACAGGCCATGCCGGCAAACTGTCCGGGTGCTTATTTTTATATGCCGGGCCTGTTCCCGATTCAAGTGAGCGCGGCTGCCGTCAACGCTGGCGGGACTGGCCACGCGGTCAATGACATCATTACGGTTGCGCTCACGGATGGCGTACACGCTGGCGCAGGTACAGCGGCGACCTTACGAGTCCTGACAGAATCGGCCGGTGTGATTACATCGGTCTCAGTTGAAACGCCCGGCAACTATGATGTTCAACCCGGCAATGGGAATGCAAACCCTGTCACTGGAATAGCACAAGCGTCGACGACCGGAACTGGCATTGACGGAATCTTCAACCTGACGTTTATTGGATACAAGTTCTTTCAGCCGGCCAATCAGGCTGAGTTGCAGGTAACTGCGAGCCCGCTACAAAAGGCGTCTGATGGTGGTGTGACTACGGCGGTCGGTGACGTGATGATCCGCTCTCGCGTCGGCACTGCGCAGACCAACTTTTATGACACTGGGCTAGGGACAGTCCTATGGGCTGCCGATCGAAACTTCACCGCCAACGCCAATGTCCTGATTCCGATATACGTCGCCGCTGCTTTCGACTTTCAATCGGATACACGCCTCGGCGTGGTCGGTCAGATTCCTGACATATTCCGGGTGAATATGCGCGACTACGCTCCTGAGCAGGAGATCGTGGTCGGCGGTGAGACTTACGTCGTCTTTCCGATGATTAACATGGACAGCAATAACACGGTTGCCGGTGAGGGCTATTCAGGATACGAGGGACTGGCCTATCGGAAAGAAACTGGCGCGGTAGTCTAAAATGGCTCAAGGCGCCGCCGCACCGTTTCGAGTCAAGTTCAACGCACCGGGGAACCCGCAACTCCCGACGCTGCCGAACCCGGCTGACCCGAAACAAGGCCTCAATGACTTATTCGTCACAGGAGCCAGCATCAATGCGCCACGCTACCCTGAGAAATACCTTGAAGTACTTGGCGCCGGCCCGAATACCGCGCGCGGCTTTGCGCAGACCTACCTGAACCAGATTGGCGTCACGCCAGACCCGATCGACTACGGGAACATCACGGCACCGAAAACACGAATAGCGACGGTTCACAATACCTTCCGCTATCCCGTAACGGTCTCGGCCGTCGACGTGTCAGGAGTGTCTGGCGTGACGCTGCTATCGCCGGGACTTCCGGTTGTAGTGCCGTCGTTCAGCAGCATTGTGTTCACGTTTGAGGCGGCTCTTGCGGGTGACGTTAATTTTGACGGTCTGGCTGTGTTCACTACGACCGAAGGCCCGTTGACGATCCGCATGATTGGCCGGCGCATTATCATTATCGCGGTCGCTCCACAGCGCGCCATCACTGAGCAGCTTCGCTTCAAGACGGACAACCTTATCACTGAGAATGGCAGCGAGAAGGCCATGTCACTGAGGCTGGCCCCACGTAGCTCGGTCAATGTCGAGCTGAGATACACCAACCCGCTTGAGCGCGCGCAGCTTCAGAATATCTTGCTTGGCGCCATTCACTTGCCGATCGGCTGTCAGCAATGGTGGCAGGCGCGGGAGCTTACCTCGGCAGCGCTGACAACTGACGACGTGATACAAGTGAATACAGATGACATGGAAATTGAGATCGGAGGCACGGCTCACTTTATGCTGCGTGACCGCACCTCGGTTGAAGGCGAAGTCCTCTCGTTCACCTCGTCAACTATCACCCTGACGCAAGCGATCGGCACGGCGCTGCCGGCTGACACGTCTTGCATGATGATTAAGTTCGGCTTCCTGAACCCGTCGGTGAGCATAAGAGACTTCCCTGTCAACCTTCAGGAGATCAACCTCAGTTTCGAGCTATTTGACTATGCCAACATCGGCGCGATTGACCCGGCTTACTTCGACTCACACCCCGTCGACAGCCTACCTATCCTGAAAGATTGCCTGTTTATGGACGGTAGAACGCGCAAGGGCGGCATCACATCATCGCAGGGCAGACTTGATGGTCAGACCGGGGGCATGACACAGAGCAGGACGGAAGTGCTGTCACGGCCCACTCAGGAGGTCTTAGCGCACATCAACTCACTGGCCGATCAACACGCTTGGCGCAAATTCCTCCATTTTATACGGGGAAGCTGGGGCAAGTTCTACGTCCCGACCGGCTCAAATGACCTGCCGCTCTCAGCCGCCTTAACGCTGGGAGGCAATACCTTCACCGTTCCGCAAATGGGGCTGGCCAGTCTGGTCGGCAACGTCGCACCGCGTCGGGACATTCGCGTTACTATCGCCGGCGTCCATTACTATCGTCGGATAACCTCGGTAGTGGATGGCGGCGCAACCGAGACCATCACAATGTCATCTATCATCGCCGGCGCGGGCTCTGTTCCAATTGATGAGGTCAACGTATGCTGGTTGACGTTGGCAAGGCTCACCAGTGACACTGCAACCTTCAGGCACTTGTACCGGGGAATTGCTGAGCTGCGCTTCGGTATTCGAGGAGTTATAGATGTCCTTTGACGCTTATGAGACAGCCGACGGCAGTCCGGTCGAGGTCATTGAGTTCAGTAATGGCCTGACTACGATTCGGGTAGCCAATACGGTCAGGGATATTACCGTGAGCGCGAAGCTGTATTCATCGCTCACCTATACGCTGACGCCGTTCGCGCAGTCGAAAAACAGTGACGACAATAACCGGACAATGGTGGTCTCGAATCAGTTTGCAGTCATAGCGCTGTATCAGGGAGCGCCAACCAGCTCATCGACGCGGGTTCAGATCACTCGCTTTCACAATGACGACCCGGCTAAGCAGCTTCAATCAATCTGGGCCGGGCGCATTGTCGCCATCAATCACATTGGCTCTGAGGTCGAGATACTGCTTCAACCCATCACGAACGGCTCGGAGTCGACGCCGCCTGACACGTTCTCGGCGCTCTGCAATGCGATGCTGTTCCAGTCGCCGGGATGCAACTTGGCGAGAAGTAACTTCAGGCATATTGGCACCGTATCCAGTATCACCAACGGCGGGCTGAATCTCATCATCAACAACCTACGCAACCAAGCGGCGGCTCTTGACGCTGGCGTCCTCGGCGCCCTGAGCGCTGGCGATCTGGATATTTACTGGCAAGGAGGTTATATCGAAACCCCTGACGGTGAAATTCGCGACATTGTTGAGGGTAACGTCGGCGCCGACCCTGACGAAGTTCGTGTCAACCTGCCGTTCAGGAGCCTGCTCAATGGCGGTGGCGTGAACGTGTATGCCGGCTGCAAGCTGGATCGCGGTACTTGCAAGAACAAATTTAACAACGTCATCAACTTTCAGGGCTTTCCTGACATACCTGAGATCGACCCGGCCAACACTGAACTGCCGTCGGGTACGCGGGTATCAACCAACGCTTTCGCGGGGCCGGGCTAATGTGGTGGAGATTATTTTGGTGGGTCATAAGCTACGCGCTGTCCGATTACTTTCGTGAGCGTCTGCCGGCTCAAACCGCCTCTGGCCTTGGCGACTTCAACGTCCCGACCGCCACGGAAGGCCGATCTGTCCCGATAATCATTGGCGGCTCGCCGAAGTGTCGCTCAATGAATTGTATCTGGTATGGAGACTTTGAGGCGATCGCAAGGACGGTTACGACCGGCGTGATCTTCAAGGAGGAGGAGGTCATCGGCTTCACCTATCATCTAGCGCTCTGCTACGCGATAGCCAAAACTGAGGTAGCTGGCATCACCGCGATCTGGATAGGCGATGATCGCGTCTGGGACTACGTGGCTGACAATGGCGGCGTCCCTAAGACCGACTTTGTGGACGTCGACGCCAATGATATCTTTGGTGGCATTGATGATGGCGGCGGCTTCGTCGGTCGGATTCGCCTATTTCGTGGCACCGAGACTCAGGGCGTCAGCGCGTTTATGAATAGTCGCGTCGCCGATCTGCCGGCCTACCGTGGCACGACCTACATCATGGTGACGAGCCTTGATGAAACGCAAGGCGCCAACATCGGTGAGGCGCCGAATCTGCGCTATATCTCAGTTGAGGTTCAAGCCTTTGACACGGTAGCTAATGGTGGCATGGGCGACGTCATGAACCTCGGCAACAACCATCACTTCATCGGCCGCGACGCAAACCCGGTCAGTGTTGCCTTTGACCTATACACCAATCCACGCTGGGGCCGTGGCTTCGCCGCCGGCGAAATGAACTTGAGCAACTTCCAAGCGGTCGCTGAAGTCGTTTACAGTGAGGGCATCGGTTTCACCCAGCTCATTGACGAAGGCACCACGACCGGAGAGATTCAGGACACGCTTGAGCAGCACATGGACTGCTACATAGGCCCGAACCCGATCACGGGAAAGATTGAGATAAAGCTGGCAAGGTTTGACTACACGCTCGGCAATGAGTTTCAGGCCGACGAATCGAACATCATTGAGGTGACAAAGTGGAACAAGGGAGACTGGTCGCAGACCTTCAACCGGGTTCGCTTGCGCTACTCAGATCGGAATAAGGAGTGGAACGAGACCCACGCCGTAGCGATCGCTCCCGGCAACCGCATCATTCAGGGCAAGACGGTAACGAAGGAAGTTCGCTATCAGGGCGTCCATGACGCAACGGTGGCCAACAAGATCGCAGCGCGCGAGCTGAAGAACCTCGCTCAGCCATCGGCATCCGGGAACATTCGTATTGACAGAACCTCCTATGCGCTGCGTCCGGGTGACGTGTTTTCGTTCACCAATACAAACGCCGGTGAAAGCAATCTCGCTGTCCGCATAACGCGCGCGGGAGTAGGAAACACGATCGACAATCAAATGGACTTCGATGTCACATCTGACATTTTCGATACTGAGCTGGCGAATGTGGCCGCGCCGCCGCCAACGGACTTTGTGCCGCCGATTCAGGCTGTCATACCCTTCGACACTGCCGATCAAGCCGCTACGGAGTCGCCGTTTATCCTGATGCGCCAAAACCCGCTCCCCACGTTGGTTCCACGGGTTGCCACGCTGGCCCGTCGTGGCGTAGGTAATTCACCGACGCAATATGAGGTAATTCGCCGCGTCCGCAATCCACCAACCGCTTTCTCTGGCGTCTATACGTCAACCGACTTTGTGACGGCCGGCTTCATGACGGTTGGCGCGCTGCGCAACAATGAGATCGGCTGGCAGACCGGCAACGGAGCGCTGACGATTCAGGTTGACCCGCTTGGCGTTGAAAGCCTTGATGCGCTGATTGGTGCTTATGACCCTGAAGGCTCAGACAATATGGGCGGCGTCTGCGTGATATCGCCGGGGCTTGACGATGAGGAATGGATAGCCTGCGATTCAATTGTTGACGACGGCACCGGAATACGGCTTGAGGGATTATACCGAGCCTGCATGGACACTCCCATGAAGGCGCACGTCGCTGGCGCGCGAGTCTGGTTCATCTGGACTGGCGGGCTCGGCATGGGCGAGGAGACCTACAACAACGAGGACGGCGTTCAGATTAAGCTCCTGCCGCGCAATAATCAGGCCTCGGTGCTTGAGCCGGCGGCTACAGCGCTGCCTGAAGTCATTATCGGCGGGCCTTCTGCCACTATCGGAAGCGGCCGCAGCACGAAACCGCTCGTTCCGTACACGCTCAACCTGAACGCATCTGTATTCCCGACCGTGGTCGACTTTGATCGACTGATAACTCAGGGAGCTAATTCGGGTCTTGCTGGCGTTGAAGGCCTGCCGACACACCGCGCTTTCAACACGGAAAACATCATTGACTCGGTAACTGGGAAGTATATTACCGGGCTTGCGCTTACCGCTCCTGACGTGGTTGCGCTTGGGCTTGAGCAACAGGTCTGGATACACAATCTTGATAACAACGCTTTGGCCGTTCGGACTATTTCAGCCACGACTGGAATGCTGGCGCAGGCTACTCCAAGTGATTACTTCGACATTCTGAAGTCAGCGGTGGTCGCTGCCGGCGCGGAAGGGTTCAGCTTCAACGCTCGAATTGAGATCGAAACCCGGCATAGTCCTGCGGGACAGGTCGCTTTGCAGCTCAGCCGTGAGCCGATGGAGTTCGACTTCACTGCGGTCGGCGCCTTCAGCGTACTCAATGACGCGCCGCTAGTGCAGCTTCACTTTGACGGCGCTGACGCATCAACAGTGATAGCAGACCATAGTCAATATCGTCGATACGTCCAAGCAGGCGGCACCGCTCAACTGGATACCGCGCAATCGGTATTCGGCGGCTCATCGCTTCTGGTCAATGGAACCAGTGACTATATTGTGACGCCGACCCGGCGTGAGTGGGACGTTCGGGCAGATTTCACGATGGAGTTTAGAGTCAGGTTCACATCGGAGACAGGGTTCCCGATGATCTTTGAGCAATGGGATGCAACGCCTGAAAGATCGCTTCAGGTTTATTATGAGCCGGCTTCAAATCGCTGGCTTTACAACTACAGCACGACCGCCGCCAACCTCGTCACAGGAGCTTGGCACTCAGGAGGAACCTTCATTCCCACGCTGGGAGTCTGGTATGAGATAGCGCTGGTCAGGAAAGGCAATCAATGGAGCTGCTACATTGACGGCGTGAAGCTGGGGGCAGACACCACGAACGCCGCAGTAATCTTCAGGTCGTCGCTTGACTTCAGAATCGGCGGCGGCGGTGATGCAACGAACTGGCTTGATGGCTGGCTTGACGAGTTCAGGATTACGCCGTTCGCCCTGTATTCGGCAACTTACACACCGGCCACAAAAGCCTTCAGTGACGCACGGGCGCTGTATCCGCTCCTCTGCCACTTTGATGACACAGACGCAGTGATAACAACGGTCTCAGATGACCTCAATAAGTTGACGATCGACTTCACTGGGACGAGCGCAATTGATACCGCGCAGTTCAAGTTCGGTACGGCATCAGCCCTGTTCAACGGAGTGAACAACTTCAATACGCCAGCGTTACAGGACGGCGCGACCATAGCCGAGACCGTATCGGCTGCTCACCCAGCCTTTGACTTCAAGCGTGATGATTTCACCATAGAGGGATTCTTCAGGCTGAACGCACTGCCATCAACCAACCCCGCTGAGGGTGCCGGTTTCGCCTTGATCGCAAAGGCTCACCGTGCGACATCTGGCGGGTTTGATTGGTTTATCGGCTTGAACTCAACGAATACAAACTTCTACTTCTCGCGCAGTCCAACGGGGAACTTGGGAGGGCAGGCTCTTGATACAGTGATCC